TGGCAAGTTTTACAAGCCAGACAATCACGGATGCAACCAAGCCAATGACGAACATCAGTTCGGGGGAAATATCAGTCATCTCTCACCTCACAATCTTTTTACTACGACGCGCAGCGCCGTTTTCTCGCTGCGCTCAAAAATGCTCTCAATCTCGTATTGCTTTCCGCCGATTTGCAGCCGGTCGTCCTGGCGCAAATCGGTATCGTGTGGCACAGTCACAATAAGCGACACATCAGCAGTAACCGCGCCTCCGCGCTTCGTCTCGCCGCCGCCTTGTGTAGCAATGCGGCCTTTCGTGGTGGCAACGGTTTGCCAGACTTCCGTCCAGCCGCCAGCGCCATCAGAGACACGCGTCAGGTGTTGGACATAAACCGTTTCGGTCATGAGCTTCGCTTGCTCGGCGCGGATTTTTTCCAAATCACCAGACATCGTCACGCTCCTGCGATGCAATTACTACTCGCTGTTGTGAGCGATAATTGGCGGCCATGTCGAGCAGAGCCTGACGCTTCTGGGAGCGACTCATGCTCGCTCCGTCCGCCGAGACGTCAAATTCCGTCGCGACAAGGCCAGCCCACATTTGCAACAGGTCGGCAGCCGCGCCAAATGGGTCGTAAACATTGCCGACAATCAAAACAGCCGCCTGGTTTGTCGAGAACGACCAGCGGCCATGTAGCGCATCGTTTACGGTTGGCGTCAATGGCGTGTAATCCATACCGTAAAGTTCGACGTTATCTTCCCAGTATTGCTCATCGCTGTACCAATCAAGGTACACCGTTTCGCCACCAACGCGCCGGGAAAGCGGCTTTAACGGGACGAAGCGCATCTCCCAGCGATGGACGTCAAGCGAGCGCTCAATCTGGTCGTCGTCAAATGTCTGATTGGCCCCGGCGCGGTCGCCGATCAGGTCGCGTACCAGGCTTATCAATTTGTTCATGCTGGCTCTCGCCATCGCTCACCTCCACGCCTTGCGCCCTCCACCAGGCGGCAATCTCTTCTTCCGTCGCCAGCCTGCTACCATCAGGCAGTGGCCAGCCGTCGGGGATTGAGTGCGTTGCGCCATACTTGTTCACAATGTATTTCGCCATGCTTCCTCCAAGTGGGCGGCGGTGAGCAAGGAGAAGACGAGGACTCTGCCGCCGCCCAATACCGGTAAAGCGTTACGAGAGCACCACAACACCGGCGGCGTCACGCAACTCAGCCACGCCATACAGGACGTCAAGGGTAACCTGGACGCCCAAATAGGTCGGGTTGTAGGCGGACGTCACGCGAATGACCAGGCCGCTTTCCGGGTCACGCACGGTAGCCGAGCGAGCGCCAGCACCAGCAGGCGGCTCAGGCAAGGCACGCATGGCCAGGATAGCAAATTCTGGATGGAATGCCAGGTTCTTCGTGGAGTTCGGCGTGCCAGAAACGACTGGCACAAGTTGGCTCATCCAGATGGTAAAGCCGTACAGATTGCCAAGCGCTCCCTGTGCCACCGCCTCCGGGCGGGAGTTGGCGAAATAGGTCGCCAGATTGCTGTCGGCGAGCAATGCGATTTCGTCCTTCGGCGAGATGACCAGGTGACGCGGAGCAAGCGGCACTTTATTGTCATTCAGCGCCTTCCGGGCAGAGCGGATGGTTGCAGCGCTGATGTCCGTGCCACTTGTGCCAACCGTGGTCGAGAGCCCAGAGTAAAGGGCGAAAAGGTCGGATTCGATTGCCTGCGCGATCGCTGGTACAGCCGCATTGATGTAGCGGTCCATCAAGTCTTGATTGGCCTGCGCACGTGCCGGGTCCTCAATCAGGAAGGACACTTCCTTGTGCTTGTTCAGTGTGACGGAAATGTCCGCGCCGCCGGTAGGAGTTTGCAGCGTCACTGCATTATTGGCCGCCTTGTCGTTTGCGGTAAACGTGCCGGGGTATGGAATGTGCAGCACATCGCCGACCTGGAACGTTGCCACGTCGGTGTCTTTCGTCACGAGTTTCGCCAACACAATGTTGGCGCGCAAAATCTCAAGCGCACGATTCGCCCAGATTTCCGGGATGAACGCGCTTGCAGTCGTAGTAGTGATATTAGCCATTTTTCACCTCATCAGTCTTCAAGAATTCGCCCCTCCCGCATCGCCTGCATGATGGCGTCACGGTTGGTGGCAAAGAATTTCGGGTCGCGCAACTGCGAACGCGTGAAGACTTGTTGGCCGGAAATGCGTCCTTGTGCCGGGTTGGTCGGAGATGGCACGCCGCCTGAAGACACGAGATATGGCTTCTTAGCAACAAGGTCTTTCAGTACCTTCTCGAGATTGGTCGGCTTGCCATCGTCGTCAAACTCAATCTGTTTGACATCCAGCAAACGGTAAGCCGCATCCGGGTCAACCACTCCCAATTTGGACGCCTGCAATTTGACTTCATACTCCAGCGTTCTCGCCTGGAGAACCTGCTGGTACTCTGCCTCCTTGCGTTCCAGTTCCGCAAGCCGTCTCTGGAGTTTTTCTTGCTCGGTCATCTTGGCTTCTTCTTCAGCCTTGACCTTGCCTTCCAACTCCCGCAAGCGATTGCGATACTCAGCCGCTTCCGAGCGCAGTTTGCGCACATACTCAGCGTCAAAACGCTCTTGTTCATGCTCCTCTACCACCTGGGTATCGGATTGCTTTGCAACCGTCTGGGTTGCGCCATCTGTGACCACCTGGGTCGTGTTTTCGTCAGCCATTTTTCACTCCGACAATCGTTTGATAGATTCTGGAGGCTCTTCCTCCAACTCACGGTATAACCGCAATAACGCACGCGCCGCTTTGCGCTTCTCTTCCGGGCTGGCCTTCACGCCACCCCGTGCACCAGCAAGCGCAGCAGCGGCAGCATGCACGGCATTTCGGTTCAGCGTTCCATCTGGCTCTCGCACCGGTAGTTTTGCCTGGCTCTTTGCCGTGTACTCGCTCTTCGGCGGCTTGATTAAACAGGCCTCATACCACTGTTCAAGAGTATAGTCGCTCTCACTGAACCTACTCCACGGCTTATCGCTTATTGCCATGTCTTCCTCTACTGAGCAAATGTTCTAAAATCATTATAGCACAATTTTAATCTCGCTTTAATCTTTTTCAAGCAGCGCCTTCAGGCTCTTTTCGTAACGGTGCGTTCCCCAAATGTGTGAATGCGCACGGCCTACAATATCAGCCAGGTCAAACTTGCCATTTAGCCAGGCATCATATTTTGTTGGCCCCAAAATTGCACGTTGCTCATCAGGTGATAGCCGCTCAAATAGCGAGATTCCAGACTCAATGTATGGATTGGTGTCTGGAATGTCGGACAAGTCAATGCCGAAGCGGGCGCCAATCTCCGCCCAGGAGTATGTCTCTGGAATCATAGCACATCGTCCGTTCGGATGGTCGTCCAGTATCTCGCTGTTTTTGTGGTGCGTGCCGTGCATGACCCAGCAGGCCGCGCAGGTACGGGTGTCAAGCGCGGCGTGCCATACCCAGCCCTTGACGATGTCATCATTCGCCTGGTAACTCGCTCGCGTCGCTTCACGGTGCGCGCGCAGTGTCTCTGTCCGTGCAATGGTCAGCGCGCGGCTCAATGCAACACCTAGCACCTTCCGCAATTCGCGCGCCACTTCGCGCGGATTTTTACCGAGCAGCATCCCCTGCACCAGTGCGTCTTCGGCCGCCTGTGCGCCGCTCGCCGAAATGCTCATCAGCAATTTGTGTAGCGGACTATCTGCCTGCACCATGCCAAGAATGGTTTGGACGCTGGAGCGGTCAATTCTGTTCCAGTCAATCGTCAGGCCGGCTGGAGGCTTGCCGAGTATCTGTCTGACAAGTTCTTCGGCGTGTCGCTCCGCGGCTTCGATGGCGTCAATCTGCTGCTGACGGATTTTTGCTTCGGCGTACTGAACAAATGTCAGTAATTCACGCTCAATCTGGTCGCGGAACGAGCGGGCACGGTTGTACCGGTAAATCCAATCAGGCCCCGGCAACTCACCGCGCTCTTTCGCTGCCTGATACTCGGCATCTAACAGGTCAAGTTCTGCCTTGATTCGTTTCCACGTTTCGCCGTACACACGCACCAGTTCGCTCGCGGCGCGCCGTTCATTCCGCAACAACTCGCGGCGGAAGCGCTCAATCGCATCGAATATTTCACCTTCCGGCATTTACACTCCAAAAAGCGGTTCTAGTCTTGACGCGATGCCATGTCCTTTGACGAATTCGAGCGTGACGACAACCGCGCCGCGTGGCGTTGGCCCCGTTGCCTTTTGCGCCAGATAGCCGCTGTCGCTGCGCTCGTACTCCGCCTTGTATCCAGGCGTGCGGACGAACCAGGCTATATCAGTCATCACAACGCCTTTATTGCTCATGCGCTCTCTGGCAATTGGCACAATCCAGCCATGATGATTGTGACCGTTCCAGACGATGTGCGCATCTGGAAGATAGACGGCCTGGCGGTTTGTCTCAATCACACCACGCGTCACCGGCGCCGAATGACCGCCGCCGGAATGGCTGTAGCGTATCAGGAATGACCCGGCCTCTGCACCGTTTTTATACTTCCAGAGAATCCGAACCCAGCCTTTGAAACCGCCTGTTACCACCTGCGAGCCATTCGAGCGCAGTTCTGCGGTCAGCCTGTCGGTCAGGTGCGTGTTGGCATTTTTGAGCACGGCAAGTTCGTGGTTACCGACTGCCATCAGTAACAGGTTTTTGGCGTATGGCTTCAGGAAGTTTGCCGCATCTTTGACAACGAAGTCGTAGTAGTCTTCGCGTCGGTACTCTTCTCGAAGTTCATCCATCGAGCGGCGTGGGTCAAAGCGCCCCTGCATGGCGTCAAAGAAATCGCCAGCATCCAGGATATAAGCATTATCTTCCGCCGCTTGCTGCAAGTGCTCCTGAAGCAAGCGGCGGTCGCAAAAAACAGAGTCGAAGTGCACGTCAGAGAACAAGTAGAACTTTTGTTTTTGCCCCGACTCGAATTCAAGTCGGATGGTCACGACGCCGTCTTTTTGCGCTATTTGCATGTTATTTCCCCTGGTCAAATGCGGTCAAGATTTGCTCTCCAAGTTGCGCGCTTTCGGCCTGCGCTTTCTCCCGCTCCAGGTCTGGATTGTATCCGAGCCGTTGCAGGATGGTATCGGTACTGACGCCTAATTGCTTATCAATCAGTGCGGTCTGTCGCTCCTGCATCGTGTCGCTCGGCAGTAATTCCGGCCAGTGGATGGTGGTGCGCAGGTTGTCGCCAAATCCGCCAATGGCCAGCAGGCGGCGGTTCAGTTCGACCAGCATGTCGCCGTACAACAGCCGTTTTGTGCCCGTCTTCTCGAGTAACGGCTGATACAGGATTTGCAACGCGACGCCTGACAGCGAGCCTGCATGTTCCAGGTTGCCGGTCGCGACTTCTGGTACTCGGCTGATTTCGTGCATCGTCTGGCGCAAGCGGTCAAGATAGGCCAGGCTGGACGCAAGGTCGCTCTGCATCTCCAGGTTGTGCAATTCGGCTTTTTCATTTGGCAAGATGATTATCTCGTCAACGCTCATGCGCAAATCCTTCGCCGTAAATCCGCGCCCCCACGGCTTGGGGTGCGCGTGGAAGCGGATAATGCGTGCCGTGTTACTGGCAACAAAATTGATGGCGCGCAAAATCTCCAGCACGTCATCTTCCAGATCGCTGCAGCCCCAGAACTCACCAGGCGCAGGAAGGTTCTGGCAATCCACAATCGGCGGAAACGGATATGGCCAAACGGCCTCGTTGACAGTTGTCCAGTAAAGCCGTTCCATGTCCCCAACCTGGTCGGTAATCCGCCACCGCTGGCCGTCCTGTTCGATAAGTTGGCGGACGCCGATTGGCTTTTGCGTCTTTGGGTCTCTCGCCACATACGCAATCTGATAGCCGATAATCGCCTGTGCGTCATCTGGTGCAAGTGATACAGTGACCGTCTCACTGTCAATCGGTACAAGGCGCGGATATGGCTGGCCAGGAATAATCTTGATGAAAGCGTGCCCCGTCACACCGCCGATAAGCGCGACATTCTGCAGCAATGTCATCTTGCGGTTGGCCTGCCAGCAAGACGCTAGCCACTCTTCGGCTGTCGTCTCTACGGTCTCGTCAATCTCGAAGTCAACGTCCTGGCCGAAAAGAAACGAGACGCCTTTGTCAACAATCATGCGCGCATAGTTCAGACGCACGTTGTCGTCCATATGGCCAGGCTTGACCTTCAGAGCAGGCGGGAGTTTGCCGTAATACGCTTCCCACCGTCGTCGAATGATGTCAATCCGTGATTGCTCATCACGGCCAAGCAGGTCAAGCAGGCTGTTGTAAATTGGATTTGGCGACATATCACCTCCAGATAGTCTCTGCATATTCGACTTGATACGGCACGGCCAAACCGCTGAATGCGCCGCTGGTTGCGTCCACGATGTCGTCGTGTTCTGCTTCCGGGAACGCACAAATCTCGTTCAACCAGGCGGCGTTCCACTCGGCGCGCAGTAGTTTGACTTTGCCTTGTTCTGCGCGCGCCAGCCAGGTGTTTGCGCGTGCAATTTTGTCAGCCAGCGGCGTCACGCCGCGAAACGGAATGTCCGCAAGACCTGGCTCGGCACGCAGCAAATCCAGCATTCCGCGTTGGACGCCGACCGTCTCGATGGTCTGCGCAACACCGGGTCCATCTCCGCGCGCCGTCTGTCCGATAACTCGGATAAGCGCTGGCCATTCCCAGCGGCCATGCACAAGGTCGAGAATGTAAGCCGTGCCGTCCGCATCCAGGCCAACCTTGACGCCCGCAGAGTAGTCGCCTGTCGTCTTGCTGGTCGCTGCAAGGTCCCAATGGCGCGCCTGTACGGTCAACGTTGGAACACTCTCCACAATCTCAAACCACTCGCGGCGGAACATTGCGCCGGAGAGTTGAACAAACTCAGCCATGTATTCCTGGCGGAACACCAACGCTGGCAGTTCGCGGCGCGCGGCTTCGATTTCGGCGGGGTCGAGAAACGGATTGGACAATGTCGGTAATTGCCATGAACGCCATTCGGCGTCTCTGTCAGCCGTGCGGAACAGGTCGTAGAAAAAATTAAACCCGCGCGGCGTGCTAATGAAGAGTGCGCGGCCTTTACGGTCGGTCAGAGATGGCCGAAGTTCCTGCTGCCATATGCGCTCCAGGTCTCGGATGTGCGCCGCTTCGTCGGCAACGACAAGCGACAAGCCTTCCCCACGCAGACCGCCCTCAGAATCTGCGGAGCGGACGGCAATCCAGCCGCTGCCGTATTCAATGCGTCCGCTTCCGCGCTGGACGACTACGCCGGGGATTTGTACGGCCAGTTCCTCAAACAGCCGCCAGCCTATCATCGCCTTGTCGTGAGTCGGCGCCGTCCACAACACCGCGCCGCCCTGCAGCATCTCAGCCAGCGAGAGTAGAACGGCAAGCCGCGTTTTGCCGAAGCGGCGTCCGCAGCACACAACGCGGAAGCGTGCGTCACTTTGCGCTATCTCCATCTGTGCCGGATGAAGAGGAGGCATCTTTATCCTCATTGTAGGTTCTCCACTCGATAACGATTGGCTGGTCAACGCTGATTTTATTTTCCGCTCGATTGGCGATTATCATGTCTGGATAGCGACGCATAAGCCGCTTCTCTGCCCACACCGGGTCTTTTGAAGCCGCCTGGTCAATCACCTGTAGCAAA